CAGCGAGGAGCGGCACAAGAGTTAATTAAAAAGGTCGGCCACGAGCAGGCAATAAAAGCGGCAAAATACGCAGTTAAAATTCAAGGGCAAAAATACGCCCCGACAATAACCACACCCTACCAACTACGGGAAAAGTTCGCGCAGCTCGCAATTCACGCTCAAAAAAATAACCGCCCAATGGTGGCGGACATAAGCTAAAAATATGACACAACAACTAACAACCAACCCAAAAACACACGTGATAATTTTCTACGACAAAACCACGCTGGCCATAACGGCCAAGGAGGAACAGCTCCTCTTTTCAACAGGGCAAGACTTCGTGAGAGTTAACGGCCAAGTGATCGCAGTCAAGAACATCAGTAAAGTGCTAACCACGCAAGAATACTACCAGCAATACCCAGACACAAGACCAGCCAACTACGAAAGAAGCGACGGGAGCAACGAGGAACATTTGCCAGACGTGCAATACTTAATCGCAGAAATTAAAAAAGAAGTAGCAAAACCAGACGGCCGAGGTTTTATAGACTGGAACAACACAATGCTCTACAAGTGGGAAAACCTCCTCCTAAGACGCGAGGGCATAATCGCAGACGGAGGAATTAAAGACATACCCCGCTACCACCTCTGGCAAGTAGCTCGCAACGCTTGGAGCAAAAAATTAGACCAGATAGAATACGCGAAAAAACAAGCAGAGCCGCCAGTCGAAGCGCGCTCGATTAGCTACGACAGAGTAAAGAATTTATGAGAAAAAAGTGCTTTTATTGCGGCAACGAGGGGGACGACGGGTCAATTCACGACCACCACCTCTACTACCGAGCCAAGAGCGACATAACAATACCGCTCTGCTGGCGCTGCCACAACCGAGCACATAGCGCAAAGGGTTTTCAATTTTTCAAACTTTTACAAAAAACTTATGAACGACAACAACAAACCAACTACTACGAGCGGCTCAGAAGCTCGACATAGAATAACGGCCTCGGAAATTATAGGCAAATACCAGAACAGCACGCTGGAAGAAATCAGCGAAGAAACGCCAGCGGTTATCTCGGCCGAAATTGTTTTGCTTAGCGCGAAACTTCACGAAGCGGCCAGCCTAGAATTAAATGCCGAGCAAGCCCTCTCAAGAAAGTGGGCAGAGTTAAGAAGCGAAACAGAAACAGACGGCCAAGCAGACAAGAGAATAAAAGCAACGGACGAATACGCCGACTACAAAATAGCGTCGATTAACTCAAAGACAGTTATAGAAGTGATCCGCGCCCTTAAAAAATTACTACAAAACAAGTCCGACGAATTCAAAAGCGGCGGCGGGTACTAAAATGAAAATACTAGAGCAACAAATCATTAAAAGCATTCTTGACTACCTCCAGATTTTAGAGAACCAAGGCAAGCTATTCTTTTTTAGAAGCGCCGCGGGAGGAATTAAAACGGCTGACCGCTTCTTCAGGACAGGGCGCAAAGGGGTGCAGGACATAACCTGCTTAATAAAAGGCCGATACGTTGCGATAGAAGTCAAGACAGAAACTGGGCGTCAAAGCCCAGAGCAAAAAGAAATTGAAAGGCTCGTCAATAAGCAAGGCGGCGAATACCACATCGTGCGGAGCTTTGACGAATTAAGAAAACTAATTCACTAACAACACAATTATGAACAAGTACTACGTTTCATTCGGGCAGACACACGCCCACGCAATAAGCGGGAACACCGCGACATTTGATAAAGACAGCATAGCGGTCATAAAAGCCGCCAACATAGAAGAAGCCAGAAAAATAGCATTTGATACTTTCGGTCAAAAGTTCGCTTTTATTTACGAGGACGAGCCGAACATGGCATTCTTTCCTCGGGGGTTTATAGAATTAAACTAAATCTATGACAAAGACTAAAACAAAACACTACAAAGTTTTAATCAGTGAGAGCAACAGCGGGACGCTTTATGTAAAAGCAGAAAACGCCGAGGAAGCAAAAGAGATAGCGCAGGGAATGATAGACGACGGAAACATACCAGACGGAACAACCGACGAATATACCAGCGGCTACCAAGTAGAAGATGTGCAAGAAGATCAAGAACAAGACCCAAGCAACTACGAAACCCTAGCAAAATAAGGACAGACAAGTGTTTGACACCCTCCCGACAATTTGCTAAACTAACAATAGGCGACCAAGCTGCAGCGAGAAATCAAAGCAGCCCTCGCCAGACAAAAACTAACACACACGCACATGACCAACTTTTATCAAAACCACGAGCCGCGCAAATGCGAATGCTGCGGCCAAACAGAAACGTGGGAAGCCAAAATGACGAAAGGCGCAGAGGACATCGTCAAGGCAATCGCAGGAGCGATTAAAGCGAAAGGAATAAACATCATTCACCCCGCAAAGGAAATGATACCAAGCAAGCTCCTGACAGTAAGCCAGAACGGAAACCTAAGCGTTCCAAGAAATCACGGGCTGATCGCACAAGTAGACGGCGAAAGCGGAAACTACTGCCTAACCAAAAAAGGCTCAGACTTCCTCAAAGGAAAACCAATACCGAGAATAGCCATAGTGAGCAAAACAGAGAAGAAACAAATCGGTTATTTAATGCCAGACGAGCAAGACCCAAGCAACTGGTATGTGGTAAATCAAGACGATAACGAGGGCTACTGGGGAGGCTTTGAAATCAACGAGGGCAGAGTAGTGAAAGAAAGCACAACACAAGCAGCTTTGAAACTTTAAATACAAGGCTAAAGTTAGTTAAAAAAAGGCACAGAGGAGCTCGCGCTCTTCTGGGAAAGACAAACCTGATAAAACCTAACGCCAGCGCGGCAATTGCTCCAAAGGATGTTAGACACGCAGCGAGGCTAGACAAGCTAGCCCTTTCCCACAAGAGCGAGAGTGGACTATTAAGCAAAGCGGAGCGGTGGCTAAACACCACCTGCCAACCAAGCGAACAGGTACGAGTAGGGGCAACCCGAAAGAAGATAAGCTACCGCCTAAACAGCCGTGACTTATCCGCCGAGTTCGCCCGCTTCGCTTAGTAGCCCAAATATGAAATCAAAAAGAAACTGGGGGTCATTCCCTAGACCAATACCAAAAAGGAAAAAGAACAGAGCCACAAAATGGCTCGCAGGTTTTATTCTTTACGCAGCGGCAGCATTTATAGCTTTCTTCTTTTTAGCGGAAGCAGTAGGAGCGCCGAAGTTAGAGGCAGAGGAAATAGAAAGACCAGTAGAAGAACGCCAAGAGGAAATAAACCCGAACCCAACCAAGGACGAAGTCAAACAATACATCGCGCTTCAAGCGGCAATAACCCCAGTAGTTAAAGTAGAGGAAGCAATGAAGATAGCCGCCTGTGAAAGCCAATACGACGCCTACGCCAAAAACCCAAAGAGCACAGCAAAAGGCGTCTACCAATTCACAGACCCAACGTGGCAGTGGATCAAGGCAGAGGGCGACCAATACAACTGGCAAGAAAACATAAAACAATTTTTTATCTGGTATCAACGCTACCCAAGCTGGTGGAGTGAGTGCCTCCCAAAACTATGAGCGAAGAAAATAAAGGGTTTAACTGGGAAATACCGAGGAAGCCAGAACAACCAGAAACAAAACAGCTAGACCTCAATTTTTTAGACATAATGGCAATACTGGCAGGGCTTCAACTTTTGAAAAAGAAACACCTAGACGACCTCAGCCTCGTGCGCGCATTCGTAATAAACCAAGAAGAAAAAGAGCGAATAGAAAAAGTAATCAACGAGGGGCTAGAAAAAATAAACCAAATAACAAATACATTTCAAAATAAGATAAACAAAATATGAAAACATACACCCTCAAAGTCAAAGACAACAACGGCGAAAGAAGCTACGACTTCAACGACGAAAACCTAAGCCGTTTATTTTGCGAGCACAACGACTACCAAAACGACGCATTCACACAAGGCAAATGGGAAAAGCTAAACATAGCAGAGCAGGTCAAAGGCAAGACAGTGCTAGACATTGGCTGCAACTCAGGCAAGCAAATGAGAAACTGCCTAGAAGCAGGAGCAAAGAGCGCAACAGGAATAGACAGCAACTGGCGCTATTTAGAGGACTGCGTAGACAACGGAGTAGGCCATAATTTAAGAAAGGCAGAATTGAATGACCCGAACGCCCTGCGCGGCCTCGGGCATTTTGATATAACGCTTTTATTAGCAACGCTTCACTACGTAGAGGACAAGGCAGAGTTTATCAAGCAAGTGGCTAGCCTAACCGACGAAATGCTAGTGCTAGAAAGCCCAGTAGAAAACGGCGAGCCAGACTTCGCACCAAAGCAGGAAGAATTAGAAAGAATACTAAACGAAAACTTCGCACGGGTAGAGTTTTGCGGGGACAGTATAAGCCCAAGCAAGCTGCCGTCAAGGTCAAAAAGATTTATATGGAAAGCATACAAAAAGTAATCACAATCACGGGAGTGCCGAGCTCGGGAAAGTCAACCCTAGCCAAGAAGCTGGCGGAGTTCCACGGGGACGCCGCGGTTATTTGCGTAGACTACGCTTATCATTCAATGGCAAAAGTAAAGGGAGTAGAACCGCACGAATTCTCAAACCCAAAGTACTGGCAGAAAATACCGACCGAGGAATTAGCAAGATTAAAGAGGAACGCCTACATTGAGTTAATGACTAAAGAGCTAAACAAAAACAAAGCTAAGGTTTTAATCATAGAGGGCTACGGGCTTTGTTTCCCGCAAGACAGGGTAGCCTTAGCAGAGGCGCTGGACGAATGGTACAAAGAAATAGAGTTCTTCCACATTCTCAAGCACGTCAGCTTTGAAAACTGGTGCAAACAGAAAGGTGTTATTCCCTCACAAAAGAGAAAGGAAGAATTTGAAAACCTAAAAGGAATAGCGAGCATGTACCGCGGCTCGTTAGTAGTGGTTTAAGAATATGTCACACGAACGAACACTATATGGCTGGGAAAACCTAAAGAGCAACCGCTGCCCACACTGCAACCACGCGCTGGCAGCAACGCAGCAATTTCAAAAGGTTTTCGTTTGCGACGGGTGCGGGTTCGTTATTACAGAGCGAAGAAAAAAGGAAATAGAAAACAACATCAACTACAAACAAGAGGTCAGGGAAATAGACAAGCAGGCAAATGCTTTTCTAAGAGCCCACGGCATAAAAGCAACAACACGAATATGAACAGCAAACAAGCAAAAAAACTAAGACGCTACGTAGACCAAGACTGGAGCTACACAGTAAAGCAAGTCTGGAACGCGCGGCCGTGGTTTATTCCAAAGCCCGTCTGGCTCTGGGTTATGAAGCGCGCCTTTGTTAAAAAATAACTTTATGGAAATCAAATTGTTAAAAATCAGCGAGCTCAACGAAGCCACCTACAACCCACGGATCACAACAGACAAGACCAAGGTGCAGCTCGAGCAAAGCATTCAAAGGTTCGGGATGTTAGGCAACATTGTCGTCAACAAAAGAAATATGACGATTATCAGCGGCCACAAGAGAATAGCCGCCCTTAAAACACTAGGCCAAGAAGAAGCTCCCTGTGTGCTGGTAGACTTAGACGAAGCCGACGAGAAGCGCCTAAACCTAGCAATGAACAACCGCAGCAAGAGGCAAGACACAGGCAAGCTCCGCGACTTAGTAAAAGAAATAGAGCTAGCAACCCCAAACGCAGACCTAACAGCCGCAGGTTTAACAGCAGACGATAAAGCAAACCTCCTCGCCCCGATAGAAGTACCAGAAACCGACGCATTCGCACGCATACCAGATACAGACGAGCCAGACGACACGCAAATGAGCTTCACATTAAGCAAAGCCCAAAAAGCCAGAGTGCTGGAAGCATTAAACAAAGCACAGGAAAAATTAAACACGCCGAAAACGGACAAGGTAGAGGAAAGCCTCGGCCACGCCCTAGCGGCAATAAGCAAAATCTATGTCAACGACAAACCAAGCCCCACAAATCAAGCAGTACAAGACAGCAGAGCTGCGGGAAATGATAGCGAGCTACAACCCGAATAGGCCAAGCGAAAGAACCAAGGAAGAATTAAAAGCCAGCATTGCCGAGTTCGGCTTCTTAGAGCCGATAATTCTAAACATCAGGACAAAGACCATAATCGGCGGCCATACCAGACTAGGAATAGCCGAGGAGCTCAAACTAGAAGAAGTGCCAGTGCTAGAAGTAGACCTAGACCCGACCGACGAACGAATGGCCAACCTCGGGCTCAACAACATCCACGACCCGTGGGACGCGGAAAAGTTAGAGGCTTTATTCAAAGAGTTAGACATCAGCGACGAACAGAAAATGAAAGTGACGGGGTTTGACGCAGCCGAGGTGCAGGAGCTAGTGAGCTTCATACACGGAGCGGACAAAGAAGATCCAGACTTTCCGCAAGTAGTGCTTAAAGTAGCAAGGCAAGACAAAAAGATAATTCAAGAAGCACTACGAGCCGCCAAGGCGCTGGGACACTTCACGGAATACCCAGACAACCAAAACGGAAACGGAAATGCCCTAGCAAGAATTTGCGAAGATTTTATAAAAAACTTAGAAGTGGTAGAATAAAAACAAATGCCAGAAGAAAGACAGCGCGCGAAAGAATACATCGCGCCAGAACAACTGAAAGACGGCGAGAGCGCCAAGGACATAGTAATCAAAACCATTCAGCCCGCGATTGCTAAAGACTTTGTTATGGCCAACCATTACAGCGGGAAAGTAGCGGCCAGCAGTTCTCTACATTTCGGCATTTTCTGGAAAGGAAAACTAGAGGGAGTGCTTCAATACGGCCACCCAATAGACAAGCGCAAGAGTTTGACCTTAGTAGCAGACACGCCGTGGTCAGGTTTTCTGGAATTAAACCGCATGGCATTCAGCCAAGCGCTACCACGCAACACCGAGAGCCGAGCCCTAGCAATTACAATGAAGTTAATCAAACGCTTCCGTCCAGACATTAAGTGGATAGTGAGCTACGCCGACGCAACCCAATGCGGCAGCGGGACAATTTACAGAGCCTCGGGGTTTTATTTAACAAGCATTAAACCGAACCAGACGATAATCTACGTGCCCGCAATGAAAGAAGCATTCACAAAGCTGACATTCACGAGTATGAAGTCAAAGAAAACCTACGAAAGAATAAAGGCAGCCACAGGCGTAGACTGTATGAAAGAAATGAGCGGAGGCGCAAGCACAACGAACATTATCAGGGCGCTAAACGCAAGAGTTCTCAAAGGCTTCCAGATTAGATACATAAAGATTTTAGACCCAGCATACGAAAGCAAACTGCTCGTTCCCAAATTAGACTACGAGGAATTGAAAAAAGTAGTAATGCCAGAGGGCATAAAATAAATAGGCGGGAGTGGTGAAGTGGTATCACGCTCGGCTACCAGCCGAGAGGCGGCGGTTCAAATCCGACCCTCCTGCTCAAGTTTTAATTAAAAAATAAATGCCAGCATTAAGCACAGAAACTCAAAACTACCATAAGAGCCGCATAAGAGCGGTTCTGGTTGTAGATCCGCAGGCCAGCCTAAGAGAAATAAAAGAAACGCTGAGCAAAAGTTTCAACGCGCCGCTAAACTTAGACCTCGTCTACATCAGCAAGTTAGTGAAGAAGATACACGTAGAGCGGACAGTGAGAAACGACAGAGCCAACATCAGCCGCAGAATATCAGAGCTTCAAGATAAACTGAAAAGAATAGACGGCCAACTCTGGACGATAGCAGCAGACAAAGGAGCAAAGGACATAGCAAAAGTGCAAGCCCTAAAAGCACTAGCAGAAAACGAGCTCAAGCTACTGAGCGCAGAAATGGACGCGGGCATTTACGAAAGAAAAGTAGGAACGCTCAAGGTCGAGGAGCGCAAAGTATCTCTTTTGACAATTATAAATCAAGTAGAACCAAATGAACGAGCAAGACTTATCAACGCTTTCAAAAACAGCATTCTCGCAGGAGGAGGTCAGGGAAATGCTCTACCAGATAGACTTGCCATTCCTGATAGAGCAGGAAGTCTACCCGCACCACAAAAGGTCAGCGGATCACCAGTGGAAGCTGGGAGCACTTCATAGAGAATGGAACGATTTGCTAAACGAATACAACCTGCTAGTTATTCAAGCACCGCGCGACCATTTAAAAACTTTCTTCTTCTCGGAAATGACATCCCTGCGCTACGCCAAGCAACACCCCGAAAGCAGCGTCCGCATTTTTAGTAAGAGCGACCCCTTAGCCATTTCAATTTTAGATAACATAAAACGCAGGTGGGCAACAAAGCCATACTTCAAAGACCTGCTAGACAACGCAGACATTAACAACAAAATGGAAATAGTCCTCGGCAACGGCAGCAGAATAAAAGCCTGCGGCTTCTGGTCAAGCGCCCGTGGAGGCCACGACGACTTAATGATTTTTGACGACGTGATAGACATGGCCGTTATTTACAGCGACGAACAAAACCGCAAGAGCAAGGAAAGACTAGCGGCTGAAATACTCCCAATGGCCGAACCACACACGCAGCTGGTATTTGTAGGCACAAAGCAAAGGGACGACGACATCTACAACGTCAACTGGGGCGAGATTTTAGAAGATCCAAGCAGAAAGTCAGTCAGCCGAGTATACGACGCGATAGTAGACGAAGAAAAACAAATCACACTCTACCCAGAAAAATGGAGCTGGCAAGCGCTTATGCAAAAGAAAGCGCAAATCGCGGAGCTGGCGGGTGTAAAGTTTTTTGACAAAGAATACCGCAACCTAGCAACCAACCTCGTGGGCGAGATTATCAAGCCAGAATGGAAGCGAGAATACGAACACCTGCCAATGGGCAAAAACGAAAAGGGCGAGCCAGTATTCAAGAAGCTAGAAGTATTCACGGGCTGGGACTTATCAGTCGGCCGCAGACCAGACGACCCAAAGAGCGATATGACGGCAAAGGTCAGCCTAGCGTACGATTACGAGAGCCGCGACATTTTCATTCTAAGTTATTACGAAGCGCGCATAGACTTCCCGAACAGACTAAGAGCAGTCAGTGAAGCGGCAGAGTTAGAACGGCCGCTCAAAATAGCGATAGAAGATAACGTCTTTCAAACCGACACAGTCCAAGTAGCAAAGGCGACCATACCAACCCCGATAATAGGCGTCACAACCCTAAGAAACAAAATAGAAAAATACCAGATGGAATTAGCCCCGCTGATCGAGAACGGAAAAATACACTTTAAAAAGGGCGACTCAATGCAGCAGAAATTATGGGAGCAACTCTGCAGCCTCCCAAGAGGAGCACACGACGACGGAGCGGACGCACTCTGCAACGCGCTCAAATTGCTGCCATTAGCAAGAAAAGCAAGCGACTTTCTAACAGTCTTAAAACAATAAACTTTATGGACACAAAACAACACATAGAAAACAACCTCGAGCTAACCATTGGCTTTTTGCGCCCCGCGGAATTAGGAGGACAGGGCAACTTTTACTTAATGGGAGCAGTCAAGGCAAAGGTAAAATGGGCAGACGGACAGCAAGAGGATGTGGACTTATTAGGCCGCATAAAAATCACAGAAGCAAAAAAGAGCTTCAAACACTTGCTAGGCCTGAAATCAAAAGTCAGCGAAATAGTCGAAGTCGTTGACGCCGAAAAATTAAACGCCCTCATAACCGAAATGACCCTAGGAGTGCAAAAAGCACAGCTAGCAAAGAAGCTCTGGGGTAGAGAGTTAGAGGAAATAAGCCTATGCGAGAACAAACCAAAGGAGGCGACGGGATCTTAAGATTTGTCTGCCCGTCCTGTGGTCGTTTATTCAGGTACAAGCGCGGCCGAGTTAAAAACCCAAACATCAAAGAAGTGGACGAATGGCTAACGCGCGCCCGCTGCTGTGAGTGCGGAAACTTTATCAACGCAAGATTAGCGAGAGAGAATGACAGGGGTAGAATAGAAAGAGAGCGCAAAAACAATATAAAAACAACATTAAATTGCGTGCCAGATAAAAGCGCGGTAAAATAAGCTCAAGATACGCTTGACAATTTCAAACTTATGATTTTCAAAAAATACTTTCAAAAACTCGTTGGCGACGCAGTAAAGAGTTTGCCGCTCAATTCACTTTCAACTTTTAATCTAGGAGGCTGGAGCAAAGAAACAGAGTTCTACAGCCGCTGGATATTTTCGTGCGTCAATTTAATTTCAAACAAATTAGCAGAAACAGAATGGCGCCTTTATCAAATGAACAAAAAGGGCGAAGTGGTGGAGCTTTTAGATCACGAATTGCTGGGCTTGCTTTACAAATTCAATGACCAAATGACTAAGTTTGACAGCCTTAAACTTAGTTTTATTTATTTTTTACTACAAGGACAAAGCCCGTGGGTTTTAGATAAAAACGAAAAAGGAAAGACAGAGCAAATCTTTGTCGTGCCTCCAACCCAGCTAAAAGTAGCGGGCAAAGACGAAAACGGAAACCCAACCCAATACAAATACAACGGGACAATTTACTCAAAGGACAAAGTAATCATTTTTAAGAACCCAGACCCAAACAACCCAAAAGTAGGACGCAGCCACATAGAAGCAATAAGAGAGGTCGCCGAAACAGACGACAAAATGACTAAGTGGAATAAAAACTTAATGATTTCTGGCGCCAAGCCGTCAGTAGTCGTGGAAGTTCCCGCTATTTTACAACCAGACGAGCAGAAGCTCCTACAAGAACAATTCAACGAAGCCTACGGCGGCTTTGAAAACGCGAACAAGGTAATGGTTTTATCAAACGGAGCGAAAATGAACCCATACAGCATACCGCCTAAAGATTTAGAATGGATACAAGGACGAGGAATGAACCGCGACGAAATCTTGTCGGTTTTCGGCGTTCCTAAAATCTTGTTAGGCCTAGAGGGTCAATACAACCGCGCCACAGCGGAAACCTCGGAAATGGTATTCGGCAAGTACACCCTAGACCCGATTATGACAATGATAACCGAGCAATTAAACGAATTTTTAGTGCCGATTTTTGGCGACAATTTATACCTAGACTTTGAAAGTTTCGCACCAGAGGACAGCGAGCTACAACTTCGCTGGCTACAAGCAGGAACAAACGTCTGGCTAACAGTCAACGAGGCCAGAGAAAGCCTAGGCAAAGAGCCGTTAATTGGCGGCGACAGTATCTACCAGAGCATAGCCAATGTGCCAACAATGACCGAGGGCAAGAAAGACTGCGACTGCGGCCACGATCACAAAGACAATACCAAGCGAGAATTAAAAGCCGTTAATTTAAGCAGCGTGCCTTTAAGCAAACAAAGAAAAATCAAAATCAAAATCAACTCCCGCAACATAAGAAAAAAGAGGTTCGGGGAAGAAATAGCAAGCAAGGCCATAGAAAAACTAGAAAAGAAGCAGCGAGATAAAGAAGCCGTGCTAAGCGTCAAGGTCGGGGAAGCAAAGGAGTCCCGCCTCGATCTTGACGACGCGGCCAAAGAGAAAATCTGGCGCAATTACGTAGAGCTAAAAGATAACGTAGCAAGCGGCTGGAAGCAGAAATTCCTGCAGATTTTTGAAAGACAGGCTAAAGAGCTACAAGCCAAGCTAAATAAAAAGGACTTTAAAAAAATAAAACCAGCAGAGCTCTTATTTGACGAGGACGAAGAAATAGAATTGACAATGCGCATTATAGAGCCGCAATACTTCGCGAGCTTAGCATTAGGCGCAGACGCGGGCGTTTCTTTAATCAACGAACCAAAAATCAACCTCGCCTCCATTCCAAAAGTTAGAGAATGGACGGAAAGAGTAGCAGAGAAATACGCAAAAGACATCACCAAGACCACAGCCGAACAATTCACAAAATTGATAACAGACGGAGTAGAAGCAGGACAAAGCCCAGCCGCACTCTCAGAGAGCATACAAGGCTACCTAGAAACAGTCGCAGAAAGCCGCGCCGATATGATAGCAAGAACAGAAAGTGCGAGAGCACTAACGGCGGGCGAAGCCTTTGCGTGGGAAGAATACGACATCAAAGAATGCGAATGGTACCTAGCAGGCAGCGACCCTTGCGAAGTTTGCGTCAGTAATTCAATGGCCGACTGGTCAACTAAAGAAGCACAGCAAGGAGTAGTCGAGTACAGCCACCCAAACTGCGAATGCACATTTTTGCCTAAATAAAACTTAAAAAGAAAAATATGGACATCAAAAAAGAATACGAAACCAAAGGGAACGACATGCAATACAAAAGCCTAACAGTCAGCATTAAAGCAACTGACGACGAAAAAGGAATTGTAGAAGCGATCGTGTCTTGTTTTGGAAACGTAGACAGCTACGGCGAAATCGTAGACAAGGGTGCGTTCGTCGAGAGCTTACAGCGGAAATACCCCAAGGGGGTGTGGATGCACGACTGGACAATTCCAGTATCAAAAACCCTAGAAGCAAAAGAAACCGACGCGGGGCTTTATATCAAAGGACAATTCAACCTTGAAACACAAAGAGGCCGCGAGGCTTACAGTGATTTAAAGTTCGGCACAGTAGACGAATTCAGCATAGGTTATTCAGTGGAGGAGGACTACATGGGCGAGGACGGCTTCCGTCACTTAAAGAGATTAAAACTTTACGAATGGTCGCCAGTTTTAGTAGGCGCTAACCCAGCGACCCAAGTGCTAGGAGTTAAGACCGCTAAAAAAGATGTAGAAGAAGAACAGCCAGAACCAGAGCCAGAAGTAGTACCAGAGCCAACCCCTGAAACTACCCCTGAGGGCACAGAAGCCCCAGAGAACGAGGAAACAACCCCAGAGGCAACAACTACACCCGAAAACGCCCCAGAGGGCGAAAATGAGGACTTCCCCGCCCCTCTCGAGGCCGAAAAAACGGCAGGGAACATAGAAAACGAGCCAGAATTGAAAGAGGGCAGGGCACTAAGTGAAGCTAACCGAACCCTGATAACGGAAGTTATAGACCAAATGGAAACATTAAAAAACGCACTAAAAAATGCAATAACGCCTTTGAAGCAGCTGCTTGACGCAACCGCAAAAGGGCAAGAAAAGGTCGAAGCCGAAACTTTGTCAGTCGATCAAAAGACTGTAATCAAACTACGGCAATCAGCAAAACAGGCCGATAAGGCCTTAGAGTACATCCTCAGGGTGACTCGAAACTAAAAAACTTTAATTTTTCAAAACTATGGAAAAGAAAGAAATGACCATGGAGGAATTGAAGTCTACCATTGCCGAAACCGTAAACGAAAGTGAAATCGTGAACGAAGTAAAGGCTTTGAAAGACGAAATCTCTAACATGAAAGCAAGCAAGAGCTTAAATGCAGACGAACGCGCAGAGAAATCTGCTGAATTCGTACGCGACTTAGTCAATGGCAAGCTCGAGAAAAAAACCATTGGCAGCGGCACTTCTTCATTCGGGTACGCGATCCCTACCGAATTAGCAGCCGCCATTCACGAGAAGAAAGACAAAATCGCAAAGATTAGAAAATACGCTTTTGTATTTTCAATGGACGGGAAGTTTGACTTGCCTGTTGAAGCAACTGGCGTCACCGCATACTGGGTGACCACAGAAGCTGACGCAGACATCACTGAAAGCAACCCAACAGTAGCAAAGAAATCACTTGACGATTTCTACTTAGCCGCAAGAGTTCGCGTTCCTTACAAGTTAATGAACAGCACTCCTATCAGCATTGAGAATTACGTTTCTAAATTAGCTGCTCGCGCTTTGCGAAGCACAGAAGAAACCGCATTCGTTGCTGGTGACGGCGACGGCAAGCCAACAGGTATCAGGGTAGCCACCATTACCGCAGTACCTCAGGCTTCCACAGCGTTGTCTTACGACGACATCGTCAACCTTTACTACTCTGTGCCTGAACAGTACCGCGCAAATGGTGTGTGGTTAGCGTCTAACGCAGCTATGAAGTTAATCATGAAGCTGAAAGACGAGAACAAGCAGCCGATTTTTGACAAGAACAGTCAAACCATTTTCAACAAGCCGTTGGAAGAATGCGCTGACATTCCTGCAAACCTAGGCTCTGGCACTAACGAAACTGAAATCTACTTCGGTGACTTAGCAGAGTACTGGATCAAGGACGGCGAGAACATGATGTCAGAGGTTAGACAGGTGCCTGGACGCTTACAAGTAGACGTTATTGTTTACCAAGCAGTCGACGGCGTACTGGTTAACACCGACGCATTCCGCAAATTAACAGGCGTAAAATAGGCCTTGTTTAAGCATAGTGCTCCTGAGGAAACTCGGGGGCACAATTGCCTAAGCAAAAATATGAGAATAACAGTAAAAATGCTGCGAAACTTTACGCCATATCTAAAAGGCGAGCTCGCAACAGTCGACGAAAGAGAATACGCCCGACTAAAAAGAGCGCAAGCAGCAGAACCAATAGACAACCCAGACTTAAATTGCGAGGGCTTAGAACCTTTCAAACCAGAGCTAACAGGGTGCAACATTTTCGGTGTGCCCTACAAGCGCGGCAAAGTAGACATTGTGATACCAACGCCGAGCGACAAGACTAAAATAAACATCCCGCCAAGCAAGCACATAGAAAGTGTGCGAACAGTGGTGCGCAAGTTTACAAAGAAAGTCGGCGGCTTCGCAAAAGCCTGCAATGACGGCGCAGCAATGAACGAGGCGCTGGCCGAGTTTATACTTTTCTTAAACGACGACGCGCAACTAGAGGCGGGCTTTTTTGAAGAAGCATTGCTGAGCTTTGCCGACAAAGACGTGGCGATAGTAGGAAACAAGGACAGCTTCCGCGATACGTTTATCAACGGCAGCATTATGCTTGTACGCCGAGAAATCTTTGAAAGAATAGGCGGGTTTGACGAGCAGTACTTCTTTATGTGGGAGGACAACGACATCTGCGAAAACATTTTGCGACGCGGCTACAAAATGGCCGTAAGCAACGCCAGAGCTAAACATAAAGGCAAGCGCTCAATGAACAGCAAGTCAAAGTTCTGGGAGGAAAACTTCCTAAACGGGCAGAGCTACTTTTTACAGAAATGGGAAAAGAGCAGCAAGCGAGTAATCGGGTCAATGATAGTGGGAAACGAGGAGGGTCGCTACTTAGAAATGACAGTAGAAGATTTATTCAACCGCCACCTGATAGACGAGCTAGTAATAACCATAGACGCCGCCACAGACCGAACCGAAGAAATCTGCCGCAAGTTAGCTGAGAAGTTCCCGATAACAATACACAGCCACAAGAAAAAGTTATTCGGCACAGACGAGGGGAAACTAAGGGAACGCGCCACGGAATACGCCATAAGCAAAAACGCCTACGGCATAATTCCAATAGACGCAGACGAAATCTTTGACGAGGACGTTAATCGTTTCAAAATTAACGAATGGTTAGAAAGGGGTATAGCGTGGGACTTTTACATCGCTCACTTCTGGAAAAATAAACAGGAAGTAAGGCTAGACGGCTTATTCGGCCGACAAAAGAATGTGCGCTTATTTAGAGTAGACCGCGAGAAATCGCAGGATCACTACGACACACCAGTACACTGCGGCAGCGCTCCAATTTACGCCTACGAGAACAGAAGAACAAGCGACCATTTATTCAAACACTACGGCTACGCAAGCGAAGCTGATGTGCAAGAAAAAATAAAACGCTACGGAAGACTAGACCCGCACGGAGTATACGAAAGCCAAAACTTCTACGAACAATTCAAGCTCCCAGCGATAACCACCCCATACAACAAGCAAACATTTATAAACAATTGGAAATCATAAAAATATGCCACAAACCCACAACCTAACAACTAAAGAGAAAGTCAAGGCGCTGCTAGGAATAACGGCGAACACGGACGACACATTGCTAGACACTCTCTGTGACGCCATAACAGCGTACATAGAGGGCGAAGCAGGCGGCCAGAGGTTCAAATTAACTGAGCACGAAAACGAGATCCACGACGGGGACAACGGCCAGTGGTTAAGATTAAGACATCGCTACATTTACAGCACCCCAGAAATCAAAGTGGAATACCAGAACGGAAGCAACAGCTCCCCAGACTGGAAAGAAATGAGCGCCGACGATTACGATACCTACCCAGAGAATGGCACAATTTATCTACACCAGAAGATAGCAGGCAAGAGAAATCTAAGAATAACCTACACCGCAGGCTTTAGCGCGACACCATACGACCTAGAATTGACCGCAAGCATGATAGTCGCGAGAGTTTACAACCAGCGCAAGAGCCAAGGAATAGCCAACGAAAGCTACGAGGGCGTAAGCATTAGCTGGAAAGACGCCATAACAGAAATGGAGCAAGCGGTTATTAACAGATACACCCGCCGCTCATTTATTTAAAACCTATGCGCATTTTTTTCAAAAACACAATCACGGCCGAGCGGTTAAACCCGAACATCTACGGCACACAAGAGAGCTACGCAGCGCTGGGAACATTGCGCGGAATGGTGCTAACAATTAGCCCGCAGGACGCAATGCTAAGCGACGGAAACATAAGCCAGAGCAGCAGCTTAATCTGCGAACCAACAATAGCGCTCCAAGTGTCAGATAGACTAACGATAAACAGCGAAAGGTACATCGTCCGTGGAGTAAAAAAACCGAGCGGAAACTTTAGCATAGAGTTCCAACGAGCAGTTATTGAGAAATTAAACAGCTAAACTTATGGCAGAAGCATACGGCATACAAATAGAGGGGCTGGCCGAAATGCAAAAAGCGTTCGCAGAAGCCCCAGACAAAGTCGGCAAGGTGCTAGAGGACACAACCAAGGAAGCAGGAAAAGACATATTCAAAGAGGCAGTCAAGGAAGCGCCACACTACACAGGAAACCTGCAGCGGTCAATGCACATGGAGTACACCCCGATACAAGTCAAAGTAGAACCGACAGCAGACTACGCGAAAGATGTAGAGTTCGGCAGAGCGGCAACAAACATCACGGGCTCGGACTTTACAGGACTGTCAAAGTGGGCGGCCAAGAAAGGACTAAACCCTTACGCAGTCAGGGCGAACATCAGGAAGCGCGGAACAAAGGCTAACCCATTTATGCAGAGAACCCGCGACAAAGTAGAAAGCCCAATACAAGATTTATTCAGGAAAGCTGGTGAGTTAATAGAAAAATTACTAAGCAAGTAAACCCGCATAGCTTAGTGGCCAAGAGCATCGGTTTCCAAAACCGAAGAACGCAGGTTCAACTCCTGCTGCGGGTGCAAGAAAAATAAAAGAAAACTTATGATAGAAAATCTAACAACATTAAAAACAGCGATAGAAAACAAACTCAAAGCCATTGACGGCCTAGCGCTTGTTTACGGGTACGAAAAAGGCGAGCTCGCCCAATACCCAGCAGCAGCCATTTATTCAACCGACTACAACCCGTCATATTTAGACACTACCTCGGACAGGGATGTCATTGTTTTTACGATTAGAGTTTACCAAGAGATAAGCGCGCAAAACCCCGAAAATGCTGAGCAAATCGTAGACAACCTACTGGTTAAAATAGTGCAGGCTTTTCAAGTAGATTATACACTCGGTGGAGCCTGTGATAAAATGACGATAAGTGCAAGCAAGGGCTGGGTTAGTAGAGAAGCACAAAACAGAGCAGCAACGATTACTCTCACGACCGAAAAGTTAAGCAGAATTATATGATAAAAAACTTTGAAAACAAGGCCGTAAGACCAGACCAAAACAAAAGCCCTAAAAAAATAAAAAAACGCCGCAAGGCAAAAGCTAAAAACAATTAAAAGTTAAATCTATGAGCAATCAAATCGCACGCGTAAGACAGGTAGGCATAGCCAAAGAAGCGACGAAAGGCACAGCAGTCGTTCCGTCTTTCTGGGTTCCTGTCACAAAGTTTAATGCCAACCCGCTAGTAGTCACCAAAAGAAAAGACGGGGCTATTGGCAGAGTAGAAAGCAACAGTGGCAGTGAAATAGTAAGCAAGCACTGCGAGCCAGTAATGGAGGGTTATTTGACCGACAAGGCTGCAGCTTTGCTTTTCTTATTTTCGCTAGGAGCAGTTAATACTGGCGCAGCAAGCGCGGGAGTTTATCCTCACACATTAAGCGTTCTAAATAGCAACGAGCACCCAAGCGCAACATTGAGCTTCAAAGACTTAAACTTCAGTAAGCAGATCCCGTTCAGTTTATCAAACTCGCTAAGCATTAGCGCAGTAGTAGACGATTACGTAAGATTTGCCGCTTCTTTCATTGGAAAGTTTGAAGCCGACGGAACACTCACCCCTAGCTTTTACAACACAGACAACGCCTTTGTAGGCCGCCACGTCAGTGTTAAATTAGCAGACGACATCGCAGGCCTAGGCGCAGCCACCGCAGTGGCCATTCAAGGCGCAGACTTAGAAATTACCAAGAACGCGCAGGCAGTATTCGGCCTAGGAAGCGTCGAACCAGTAGCAGTAAGAAACGGCCAGTTAGAAGTTAGCGGCAGCATTACCGCCGTACAAAACGATAGCACATGGCGCGATTTATTCACTGGCAATACCAAAAAGGCAATGCAGATCACAATTGAAAATACAGACGTCACCATTGGAAGCGGAAGCGGCCACCCTAAAATTGTTATCACTTTAGCGCAAGTAAACTTCAACCCATACAAGGAAGAAGATAAGCTAGAAGATTTAATCAAAGAAACAATGGAATTCACAGCAGCCTTTGATTTGACCGCCAGCAAAATGATAGAGGTCGTTGTTTACAACACCACCGCTAGCTACTAAAAAATAGAAAATAAATAGAAAACTATGCTAAGACCAACAAAAGAAATAAAATTGCCTAGCGGCTTCACAGCCCACATCGCAACCTACATGAGCTACGAGGACAGACAGGAAATCGCAAAGGCAGTTATTAAAGACACGGAAATAGACGAAAACACCGCCGAGCAATTAAAGAGCGGCGACTTCAAAGTCAAAGGAATAGACGCCATAGACGTAGAAATGACAATGGTTAAAAGAATGACAATTCGTCTAGTCAACCCAGAGGGCGGCGAAGAAAACCCAGCCGAAATCTTAAGTTTAGAAGATACCGACATAGACGCATTGCTCGTGGAAATCGGGAAAATATCACCCTCAAAAAAAAAGCCCTTAGAACAAGACGAGAGCTTGAAAGTTTCTACAACAGAGGGCACAGAAAAATAAGCAGCGACACAGCGGAGCTCATAACATTCGCGCTATTAGCTGAAAAGTTCGGGTGGCTTCCGTCCGAGATAAAGAAAGAGGACGCAGGAGTAATAGACAACCTCGTGGATCTCTTAAAAATCAAAGCAGAGGCAGAACAAAGAAAAAATAAGTAAAAAATTATGGCAGGCGAAAGACTCATATCAATTTTAGTCAAAGCACAAGACGAAGCGTCTAAGGTTTTGAAAGAAGTAGGGGACAATGCAGAGAAGTCGAGCAAGGGTCTTGATATTGCCAAAAAAGGGTTGGTAGCGTTAGGCGCTGCCGCCGCAACAGCCGCAGCCGCCGCCGCGGCTTTTGCCGTTAAGAGCGTCAATGCTTACTTAGAAACAGGCGACGCCTTAGCAAAAATGAGTATTAAAACAGGCGTGTCAGTCACGGGACTAGGCCGCTTAAAATACGCAGCAGAATTGTCCGACGTAAGCCTAGAGCAATTATCAGGAGGCCTTAAAAAGTTAAACGTCAACATGGGAACGGCGCTCGAGGGCAACGAAACAATGGTAAAAAGTTTTGAAAGAATAGGACTGTCAGCCGACCAGTTAAAGACAATGGACACAGAGCAGGTTTTCTTACAGATCAACGACGCGATAATGAAAACCAAAGACCCAGTAGAACAAGCGGCCATAGCCTTTGATTTACTAGGAAAAACAGGACAAGAAATGCTGCCTCTCTTAACAGGCGACCTCGTAGAGTTAGGCGACGAAGCCGAGCGAATGGGGCAAGTTATGGGAACAGACGCAGCCAAGGCGGCCGAAGAATTCAACGACAACATCACCAGAGCCAAAGCAGTGGTTTCTTCAATAGGACTAGAAATCGCAGGCCAACTTATGCCAATTTTAAGCGACCTGCTAACAAAAGTGCTAGACGCCGCTAAAAGATTTTTTGATTGGTACGAAACAATGGGAGGCATAACAGGAATTAAAGACACCCTTGTAGCGGGCATAGGCGAAATGATAACGCAGATAGACTTAAACACTGGGCTAGTGACGGCATTAAAAAACACGTGGGCGACGCTGGTGCTTTTTTTCAAAGAAAATCTACAACCAGCTCTACAAAGGTTAATGGAAGCAATACAGCCATTTATGCCAGCGCTAGAATTCCTAGCAAAGTTAATCGGGGCAGTTTTAGTAGGAGCGCTCCACATTTTTATAGCACTGGTTAAAACAGTGCTGCTTGCCGTATTCGCAACCATAACCGCAGCAGTCAACATTTTAAGCGGAACGCTAGAGTTCCTAGCCAAAGCGTGGGACTGGATCGTCGACAAATTCAAAACAGTGATAGAATGGGGACAAAAAGTAGTAGACACTTTCAACAGAATTATAAAAGCCGCCAGAGAAGCCATGTCATTTGTAGGCGGTGGAATTAGCAGCGCAGTAGGCACAGTTAAAAGCACAGTCAGCAACATAGGAAGCGCGCTCGGTTTTGCCGAGGGCGGAATAGTCACACGTCCAACATTCGCAATGATAGGCGAGGCGGGCGAAAGTGAAGCAGTTATTCCATTAAGCAAGCTGCCGTCTTTAATTGGAGCGGGCGGAGGTGGAGCGGTAATCAACATCAACGGCGGCTACTACTTAAGCGAGGACGCGGCCAGAGATATGGCGGATAAGCTAATGGACATTTTGAAATTAAATAGAAAATTGTAAATTATGCTAACAATTACGATCAACGGAATAGACCAGACCGACAAAGTGCTACTCAGGTCTTTCAAGGTGGAGCAAATCTTGACCCAAGAGGCAGATAGCGCCCGTTTTTCGTTATTAGCACCAGCAACCGCACCAGAGGTTATGCAAGAGGTCGTGATTATGAACGGCACAGAAAAAGTATTCGCAGGGGTAGTAATGAACATCGTGCTGAAATACGATAGCCAGCAAGCAATTCACGACATAACCTGTAAAGACTACGCGGAGCTTATGGACGGCAAGTTTGTTATAGAGGACTTCACAGGCGAAACAGTGGCCGATATTTTAGATTTTATCAAAATATACTACATGCCCGCGGGCTTCACAATTAACTGCGAGGTAGACCAGACAATAAACTTTATCAAGTTTAATTTTATGAAGCCGAGTCAGTGCCTGCGAAAACTAGCAGAGCTCGTGCTAGGCGACTGGTATGTAGACTACGACAAGGTGGTACATTTTATAGTCAAAGGAACATATCAAGCCCCTTTCAATTTAAGCGATACAAACAACAAGTTCCGCGACGGAACGCTTCAAATAAAAAAAGACGCCAGCCAAATCAAGAATGTGGTATTTGTCAGGGGCGGCGAATACCAAGGCTCGTCATTTACAGAAAACATCACAGCCGACGGCGAGCGCGCAACTTTCAACTTAGCTTATAAATACGCAAACATAGAGGTAGAGCTAGACACAGTAGCCCAGACAGTGGGAATAGACAACATAACCGACCCGACCACAGTAGACGTTCTCTACAACTTCTCGGAAAAGGCGCTCAAGTTCCCAGAGGCAAGCAAACCGACTACTGGCCAGATTTTAACCATTACAGGCAACCCGTACATTCCCGTCTACGTCAAGGCAGAGGAAATAGGCTCAATAAGCAAATACGGTATCAAGGAGCACAAGATAGTAGATAGCACGATAAAAACCAAGCAAGCAGCCATAGACCGCGCCAGCGCTGAATTAGAGGCCTTTAATGCGGAGCAAAACGACGGCAGCTTTCAAACCTACGAGGCAGGACTAAGAACAGGCCAGACCATAGAAATAAACAGCGACACCCTAGGAATTAGCGGCAGCTTCGTCATTAACAAATTAAGCATTCAGGCCGAGAGCCCGACCCTCCTGCGCTACGACGTCACCCTAACCACAAAGGAAAAGTTTGACCTTATAAAATTACTGCAGCAATTGCTAGACCGCACGGAAATAGGCGAGGACAGAACGGACGAGGTGCTAGAAAAGCTCTACAAAATGCTCGAGGGCTTCGCAGTGGAAGAATTGATAGTCAGGACAACACCAGAAACAATAACGGAAACAATAACCATAGGGGAAACAGTGAGGGACGACTTCCCCGTCGAGTTTGTCCTTACACCTTACGAGATACAGGGCGACGACGACCCAAAAAGACCCTTTCTTTTAGATAGAAGTTTACTAAGTTAAAAAATATGGACAACATCAACAAACAAGAGGCAGGAGTAATGCCGATTAGCTATAACATCATAGCCACCTGTAAAAATGCCGACGGATCAGTGGCGTGGAAAGACGAAAAGAAAAACTTAATAGCCAAGGTCGGCCGTTCGGTTTTTGCCGCCATTCTGGCACACGTCACCACAAACACGGGAGCGATAGAATGGGGAGCGCTAGGCGACGACACAACAGCGCCAGCCGCAAGCGATACAACGCTAGGAAACGAAACAATAAGAAAAGCTCCAAACTCATACGGGCAAGGAGCAGGCGACAATACAAATAAAGCATACATAACTTTTATATTTGCCGTGGACGAAGCGGTAGGAACACATAAAGAATTCGGGACATTTATAGACGGCTCTGCTGCGGCCGACAGCGGGGTTTTATTCAGCCACGTCGCAGTCGACTGGGTCAAGACAGACCAGCAGTCATTAACAATAGACGTGATTTATACGATAAGCTAAAAATATGGGACTTACTAAATACAAAGGCTTTATAGCAGGCCAACCGCTACCAGCGGAAAACGTCAACTCAATAGATCCAGAAAACGTAGACCCACAAGCGGCTGGCTATTTAACGGGAGGAACAGGTCATTCTTTATTAGCTGTTTTTTCTGCTCTTGGAAGTGGCGCGAACGACGGAAAAATAAAAATAAATCTTGACGGGACAGTTTATGATAACGTCGATATTCCGTTGTCAGTTCCGTCTTTAATAACAACTGGTACTGGATACGCTACAGCTACGGGAGTTTATGGAGCTAACTATCATTGTCAATCTTTGACAGTTCCAACAGGAGGGGGGGTTTTAAGTAGTATACAATTTTATGGAACAAAATACGGAAGCGGTGGTGCTAATCAAATTTGCGACATTTATGCTTCTGACGCGAATGATAAGCCAACAGGGTCAGTTTTAGCTTCAGTTTCTGTTGCCGCCAGCACATTCGGATCAACGGGCTGGCAAACTGCCATGACTGGTTTTAATGTTTTTTTGTCAGCAGGTAAATACGTCGCGGTTTTTAGAAATTCAGGCGGCGACGCTTCTAACTACATTGAATTCGGAGGTACAAGCAGTAGTGAATATGCTGGAGGTAAAAAATCAACATCAACAAATAGTGGCTCAACTTGGACAAACCTAGATAGCGACATGATGTTAAAAATCAGTTTTTCTGCGTTGTCTTTAAGTAGCATAGCTTCAACAATTCAAAGCGCAATAAGAGCAGCAAGCGGCACATCAGCAACAGTGGCTTATTCAACTGACCATTTTGTTTTTACGTCAGGAATTACAGGTAGAACAAGCCAAGTTCTAAAACTAATGACGCCCTCCACAGGAACAGACATCTCAGGAGCAGGCGCGACGCCATATCTAGACTGCGCCGCCAACGCAACGGAAACATTAGGAACGGGCGAAGAATTCAACCTTGTAAGATTAGACGAGAACGGAGCAATTCCGTCGTCGTTAATTGGAGGAAGTAGAGTTTTTGTAAAGGCTGGTAGTTATTCTTTAACTACGGCGCACGCAACAGTTATCTACCCGACCGAGGTGTTAGACACAGGAAGCGAATACAACACAAGCACTGGTATTTTTACAGCGTCAAAAGCTGGTTATTATCACATCTCAACCAATACAGGAAAACAAAGAAATGGGTTTAATACGGCCATATTAAAAGTAGTTAAAAACATTGCGGGGACACCAGAAATTCTTATGGGATGTATTGCTGGAGCCTCAGACGGAGGTTCTGGCGCTTCGTCAAGCTGTTCGGGGGTTTTCTATTTAACTACTGGCAGCACAATCTGCGTTCAAATGAGGCAGCAGACGTGGGCTGGAGCAGTAGAAGATAACGGCGAGGGGACATTTCCGTTTTTATCAATTATCAAATTGTAAATAAAGAAAGGGAATGAGAAATGAAACGAAAAAACTGCAACGCCCTAACCGACCACCACATACTACCAAAAAGTAGAGGAGGTCAAAAAACAAAAGGGAATATAAAAAGAATTCCCGAAAAAAAGCACCAAGCCTACCATACGCTCTTTAGCAACCTAACCCCAGACGAAGTGATCCAATACCTAAACGAGGTCTTGTTTCAAGTAAGGGGAGGTTTCATAAGCGCAGAGGACTGGCTACAAAACCAATAGGCCGAGAAAAAAACTCGGCCTACAAAAACAAAAGAAAACTAAAAATAAGACCTTATGGAAGTAGAAAAAATCACATCTTTAATTTTACAAGGGCTAACGCTACTAGGGGTTTTATTCGCAGTTTATCAGTACTTCAGGAAACCAGACGAGGACGCCGAGAAAGAAATCGCTTTACTAAAACAAGGCTGCGGAATGAAACACTCAGCGCTAGACGAAATGACCGCGAGCATTAACGCAGAAATCTCAGCAATTAAAAACAACCACCTGCGGCACATCGAGGAAAGCGTCCGTTCGCTAGAAATGGGACAAGAAAAACTATTCACAATTTTAGAAGAAAGGCTACCGAAAAAATAACTAAACAAATATGAAAAAACAAACAGGGGCAACCGCTCCCCTAACAGCGGTCAAGGACTTCTTCGTAAAACTTTTTACAAGCAAGAAATTCAAAACCTTTGCGTGGCAAACACTCAACGGCTTCCTGACGCTTGCGATAATTCAATTAGGCGACGTACAGTGGCAATACGCTCCAATGATAATCGCAGCGCTTAATTACACAACGAAGTGGATCAACAAAACTTATCTAAGCGACCTAGGGCTTTGACAGCAGGTTGACGCCAAGACGAAAAAAAGGTAAAATTAAACTAACCAATAAGTCCGACTTAAGCGGACGGGTAAAATTAACAAACCATATGGAAAACTTCCCAATTCAAGGCAACGACCCACGTGCCAACGGCGACAAGCCAAAGACTACGTGGCAAAGAGCCTACCCGATCACAATGGCTGACGGGGCAGAAGCTACAATTTTAGAAGTGCACGTAAACGACGACCCATTCAGTCCCGTTTATTTCCGCGGCATTCCTGAAATGTACAAGGGCGGAGCAGTCTACCGCGAAAACTTGGCTGCCGATTTTGTCGGCGACCCAGTAGAAGCAGTAGAACCAACCCCTGAGGCTTCAGTAGAATAAAAACAGAAAGAGCCTCGAAACCCTCGGGGCTCTTTTTTAATCTAAACTTATGAACAAACCAGAATACATCATAGTGCACCACACAGCGGTAAGCTACGATAAAAACCCCGACCAATTCGCCGCGACAAAAAGATACCACATCGGCCTCGGCTGGGGCGACATCGGCTACCATTACGAGATAAACAAAGCGGGTAAAGTTTACACAGGCCGCAGAGAAACAACCGACGGCGCGCATTGCTACCAACAAGGAATGAACAGCAAGAGCATAGGCATAGCCCTAGACGGAAACTTTGACGCGGAGCTTCCAACCAAAGAACAAACAGAAGCCCTGCGTAAATTACTCCAAGAGCTAACCAAGCGCTGGAAAATTCCAGCAAACAAGATAGTGCCGCATAGAACATTTGCGCCGAAGTCGTGCTTCGGTAATAAGTTAAGCAACACGTGGGCGGCCGACCTTTTGAAAACTTACGACGCAGCCCTAGCGGCCAGATTAGAGGGTAAGTTTTTATTGAGTGTGGACGAGGGCGGGAAAGTTTACTACATAAAGAACGGAAGAAAAGTCAACGTACCAGCAGGCGTGGCCATGGAACAATTCGTTATTGATTACGGGGTAGTGCTCGGAATTAAAAAGACCGACTTAGACAAAATACAGTCGGCATAAAACGACACAAAACATCCGATAATAGACGTAGAAACAGGCCGTAAACACGGCTTGTTTTTATTTATCCACAGGACAGGCACGACAGGCATTTGACAAAGAAACGACAGTCCGTTATAATTTAAGTACGAAGATCAAGAGGGGCGAAAAGGCTAAGCCCACAGCACGGCTCAAAGCAGCACGGCAACCAGCGAAAAACCAAAAGCCCCTCAAGACTTCAACTAACAAACTAACGCGACAAGTATGAGAGAAAGAAAACCAACACGGAACGCCAGCGCCGAAACAGTCTGGCAAGTGATCGCAGGGCTTCTACTTTTTGCCGCTTTTCTTTTCGCCCTTAACACAGGCCTAAAGAAGCAGGAAAAAATAGACTGCTACAAGTGGCAGAATTACGAAGCCAACTACTCGCTTTTTGAAGCGAGCCCAGAAACAGTGGAGCGCTGCTCCGCGCTGGGGGTAGAGATTAAAAACTAAGCAACACAAATATGACAAACAAAAAAGTGGAAGTTAAAAAATTACTTGATAAACTCGGGAAGTTAGACCAAAAGAAAGTGCCAACAATTAACAACTACGGACGCGAGGCAATAGACATGGAAAAGTTCCCAGACGTGCCAGAGGTGGCCGCAACCATTAAGACATTAAGAGAAATGGAAGTAGACGCGGACTGGTTATTCAGCAACGGCTTCGCGGCAGCGGGAATGCTGCTCGGCCGCTTTTTAATAAAAACTAACTAACACACTTATGAAATTACTAACAAAAGAATTAGAGGAACGCTTCCGCCAAATTGGAAGCCAGCAAGAAATAGCAGACCCGATAGTGGTCGCTAAGTTTTTCAACCCAACAGGTATCGGCTACTGGTACGCCACAGAATACGACCCAACCGAGCAGGCATTCTTCGGCTTCGTTTCCCTTTTCAACGACCACAACGACGAATGGGGCTACTTTAGCTTAGCCGAGCTACAAGAATTCACGGGACGCTTCGGCTTAGGAATTGAGCGCGACTTACACTTCACGGAGCAGCCAATAAGCAAGGTCTGCCCGAAAGCACTAAACAATTAAAAATATGAGCGACGAAAAACAACACAGAAAAAAATACCTCGTCTGCGGGTGCTGCGGCCTCGGCTTCTACACGTGGGAGGGGTATCAAGACCAAGACCAAGACGCAGGCTACGGCATTTGTCAGGACTGCCAAAACTGGCAGCAGAAAAAAGAGGAAGCATTCGTAGAGGAGGCGATAGCAAACGTCCTCCCAGACCTCAAACCAGAGAACCAACAGAAGCTAAAGAAAATGACAAAAGAGCAAAAGCACTACGTAGTGAGCGGACTAATAAAAAGCGGGGCGCTACAATTCAAAATTAAAAAATAGATTTATGACACAAGAACAACTACCAACAGCTAAAAAACTTTTTACAAACCTGCTCGGGACGTTAATAGACACGGACTACGAGCAACTGCCAAAAGAGGAGGTGATCAAGGTCGCCCTCGGCGCAGTTAACGCTTACAAAAACTTATGAGCCAATCATTACAAGAATGGGCTGAGCTTCACGGCTACCCAATAGGGAGCGAAGAACCAGCCGAAACAGAAGAAGAAAAAAATCTAAAAAGGAAAGACGCGCGACAATTAAAAAAGCTCGTCGCCCTCCAAGGAATATGAAAACACGAAAAACAAAACGCCGCGCCCTTTACGTTTACACCTGCGCCGCCTGCCACAAGAAACGAGGCTCGCTGGTATACGTAAGAGCAATAGGCGAGGTTTGCGCCAAGTGCCGAAAAAACCAAATACCAGAGAACCAACCTAGCCTTTTCAGCCAGAGCAAAAATGACAAAGAGGTGGCCGAAGTGCTGGACTTGATAAACAGCAATTTGACAGACGAACGACAAACAGCTAAAATAACAAAGAAAGGTCGAGAGCTTAATAAAAACAATTAAAACACCTATGAACAAGAAAGAAAAAATCAAAGACATAGACATGACGGAACGCGACAGGTTCGTCCTGAAGAAAAGGGCAGAGGGCTACAAGGTGCACGAGATCCTAATTCTTATGGACAACGAGGGCTTCAAAGTTCCGCATAGGGCTACCATTTACGAAGTCCTCAAAAAGCACGGGTACAAGGTTAGCGAATAAAAAAACAAACCCCGCCTTTTAGAGCGGAGTTTGCCGACAAACTAACTAACCAACACACCAAAAGAGTATCACTTTTAATAAAATAAGTCAAAACAACTATGACACAACTAACGACAACCAACATCAACGCTTTAAGCAAAGAGTTTGGAATGACAGCCAACCAACTGAGCGTTATCACGAACGCCATAGCAAAAGGAGCGACAGTAGACGAGCTGCGCTACTTTATGGCAGTAGCCAAGAAAGCAGGCCTAGACCCGCTAACAAAACAAATTCACTTCGTCAAGAGAAAGAGCAGAAATATGGACGGCAGCTACACGGAAATAGCTAGCATTCAAACAGGCATTGACGGCTACCGAGCCATTGCCGAAAGAACAAACACCCTAGCGGGAATTGACGACGCAACCTACGACAGCGAAGAAAACGCACACCCGAACAAGGCTACAGTCACAGTTTACAGAATGGTGGCAGGAAACAGGGTAGCATTTACAGCCAGCGCTCGCTGGAGCGAGTACTGCCAGACCAGAACCTACCAAGGGCAAACAAAACCAATGGGGCTCTGGGAAAAAATGCCATACCTTATGCTTGCCAAGTGCGCCGAGGCTTTAGCTTTACGCAAAGCGTTCCCGAACGACCTAAGCGGAATTTATACCAACGAGGAAATGCAGCAGGCAGACAACCAAATGCCAATAGCGCCAGCAACCACCCCAACTAAACCAACAGAAGCTCCCCAAGAGCTAGAAACCACCCCTCAGGACGACGTAGAGCCAGAATACGTGCCAGTAAGTCCCGAACAAGCCAGAGAGGCCGTAGAGGGCGAAATAGAAGAAAAGAACGACGACCAGCTAAAGTGTGCGATCACAGGGGTAAAGATTACCCAAGCCGAGTACGACTACAGCATGCGCTTCTACAAAATGCCATTAAGCAGAGAAGCCCAAAAGACAGTCAAGGCAGAGCAAGACGCAGCCAGACGCTAAAAAGTTCCTCAAGGAACAATTAAAAACTAACCACACAACTATGAAGCTAACAATTAACGGCGTCATTCTTGAAAGCAACGACGTCAAAGAAATCGCAAGATTAGTCAAGGAAATAGGAAAAAGCCGCGAACCCTTAGCGGCTGGGGTACGCGAGCGCACCACGCGCAAACGCTGGACAGACGCAGAAATAAACTACTTGGCTGCCAACAAAGAAAAAGCCATAATCAAGATACAAAAAGGACTTGTAAAAGAATTTGGCAAAAGACGCACTCCGCACGCCATAAGAGTAGCGAGAGCAAGAATAGCAAGGGTAAGTGCTTAAAAATTAAAAAAATAACTATGGACGAAACAAAAACAATAAGCCTCTACCAAGGGGAGGTGCAAATAGATTTCAAAGAAGCCAGTCATTCGTACTGGCTTCTAGGGGAAAAGAAAAAAAGACTAACGGGCGTCACAACCATAATCGGCAAAGCCTACGACAAGTCAACAGTGCTCATGGCTTGGCAACTGAACGAAACAATAGCCAGCCTCCTGGCCAACAAAGAGCGGTTAATTCAAGCCCAGAACGAAAGCGAAATCAAAGAGGTTCTAGCAGAAGCAAAAACGGCCGCCGCTGACAAGCGCGACCTAGCAGCAGAAATCGGCAGCGCGATCCACGCGTGGGTCGAAAGTTTTATAAAAGGCGAAGCACCAGAAATGCCAGAGGACGACAGAGTGGCCGAGGGCGTCAATAACTTTATTAAGTGGCTAGACAGCTCAGGCTTCAAACTTTTAGAAACTGAAAAAATTGTCTACAGCCGCCAGCACGGCTACGTCGGGACATTAGACATCACCGCCGAAAAAGACGGCAAGCTCTACCTCTTAGACATAAAAACAGGCAACGCTATCTACCCAGAGTACAACATTCAAACCGCTGCCTACCTAAAAGCAGACCAAGAAGAAACAGGCAGAGAATACGCGGGGCGGGTTATTTTAAGACTAAGCAAAGAAACAGAGGAGGAATACTACACAAGAATGAAAAAGAAAACGGCCGACGACAGTAAGATCCCGCCGTTCGTTTTATTTGAAGCCCGCGAAGTCGACGCGGAAGAAAACACAATAGAAGAAGATTATCAAGCGTTCCTCTGCTGCCTAGGGGTTTATAACTGGCGCAAGAAGTACGACAAATTCTAAAAATATGAAAAAGCTAAAAGTTTATCTGCGAGCCGTTAAAGAATTAACAGTGGCAGCGCTACAAGGACGGCCACAAGCACTAGCGCACATCGTCCTCAAAGACGATACAAAAGAAGCCACCCTCTCGGTTTATGCCATAGAAATAGGGCAAGGCGAAGCGCTGCGAACCATTAACAGCATAACAGGGCAAGCCTTACACAACTTGTCAACAGAATATCAACAAAAGGCCGACAATTCAGCACTTACAGCCGAGGGCAAAAAATGATAAAATAAAAAAGAGCCGCCCTGCGACTGGGTGGCTCTTTAAAAACTAACAAAACGAGTATGACTAAAGACACTTTATCACAGGAAAACAGCGGCCGTCAAGGTTTTTACTACATCGTCCCCGCCCCATTAGCAGAGGGAGGAAATGACGCCAAGGCTTTGCTTTACGGAATTATAACGACGCTGACATTAAACACGGGCTACTGCTTCGCCTCCAACGAATACCTAGCCAAGCGCCGAGGAAAGAAAGACGCAAGTAGGATCAGCGAGTTAATCAAAGAATTAGAGGAGGAGGGCTGGCTCCAGACAGAAATAACCAACGGAAATCAAAGGAAAATCTGGCTAGCAGCGGCAGAACCCCTTAGGAAAAAACCAAAGGGCGCATTGGTAAAAACCAAAGGGGGCGCATTGGTAATAACCAAAGATAGTAATAAAAGAGTTAGGAATAAAATAGAGGATTATACTGCGACCGCTGAAGCGGACGCGGGAAAGGAAGTCAACGAGTTAATAGCGGT